TAACTAAATTCTTGTCTAGGCTATAATCACCTTGTGTGTCTGAAAAATCTAAAACATTAGACAGTGAAGAAGTTCTACCTGCCGCAGATTGTGCAACAGCATCTCCAAATTTACCAGTAAATACAGTCACTTCAGTATCTGTGTCTTTTTTTCCAACGTCTGTGGTAAAATAATCACTAGCCTCTGTTTTATATTGATCGCCTGAAATATTTGTTAATCCCGTTGCTTTCCATTCGTCACTAAAAGCAGGTTTAGGTTTTTCTATAGAATAAAAATCAGAAATTACTTCTTGAGTGGATCTTTTCTTTCCTGCCTGATCATATAAATCTACGGTAAGTGGATTTTGATTTGGCAGTTTTATTTCGTATTCAGTGATTACTTCTTGACCATTAATAGTTTTTGTTTTAAAATCTATGTCTTCTGCTCCTATAGCTTGTGCATAAGCAAACATACCTGTTTGTCTGGTAGAGGAATTTGTTGATGTTAAAAAATTATTAATATTTCTAATTCTGTCTCTAGCATCATTTTGATCTTGAGTCACTTTAGTAGATGTTTGACCTCCGGGTTTTTGAGTTTGTTTAACACCAAAAGAAGCATCTAATGACTTATAAAATTCATCCCTTGCTTTTTGTTGTATAGCGTCTTTTTGTTGAGAAACCACAACAGGTTGGTTTGTTACAGGATCTATTTCTAAAAATATAGTTCCTGTAGACGCTCTGTTGGCATCATAAGGATCAAAAGAAACTTCTGTGTTAAGACCAGTTTGAACAAGATAATTTGCAGCTTTAATAGATCCAACACTATTAAATTCTGCTTCGGCTGACTTTCTTAAAGTGCCTTCAAAATTTGGATTTAGTCTAGGGTCTACTGTTTGAACCAGACCACCTGCGCTAGTGGTTGTGCTAGGTAGTTTTTGTTTTAAAGCAGTAGTTACATTTTTTAATCTCTCATTAAAATCAACAGATTCTTTGTTGTGATAAGTTAAAGCGTTTAAATCTGTAATGCTAAGTGGCTTAGCTTGGTTCCCTCCAATTCTTGCACCGGTGGGTGAGTTTGGATCGTATTTGTAAAACTTTAATTGACCATCTTCCCAAGTAGGTTCTAAATTACCTACAAAGTCATAGCTTTGCATTAAAGCAGCAGAAGCTTGACTAACAGGAGATGGATTTGTTAAAGCTTCATATCCAGCATATCTTTTTGCATAGTCTGAGCTCCACACATTAAATAGTTCTAGCTGTCCTTTCAAGGCATCTTGTTGAAGAACTAAATCTTTAGCCCCTATTTGTCCAGTTTGTGCAGCTAGTTTTAACTGTTCATTTACATCTCCCAGTAAATACCCTACATTTCCTACAAAGTTTCTTCCTGATGTTCGATTTGATGCTTTTAAGTTCTTTATGTCATCAGCAATATTTTTAGACCCTTTTAAAGCAGCAGCTGTTTCGGTAGCTTTTTTTTGTTCTGCTTCGTCTAGCTTGGTTGTTATCTGTTGAGTTACTTTAGACCAATCAACCGCAATAGGCTTGTCTCTTTCTACATATCCAAAATATTCAGCCATATTGTTTTATTTTAAGGTTTGTATACGTATGGATTAGTTATCGGATCGTAAGCTTTAGTCGTGTCTTTTAATTCAAAAGTTCCTCCACCAAAACTAAATGAAGAAGGAGCATCTTCCTTATATTTATAATCTATAAAATCTTCAGCCATTCCCCCTATAGATTCTACTCCTGCTTGTCTTTGCTGAGTAGCTAACATTTCACTTTGAGCAGCAACTTGTTGCGCACCTTTTGCTCTTTCTTCAGCAATGGTTTGTAGTCTTTTAGCTACATTTTGTTCTTCCCCAGCTATGTCAGCTTCTAAGTCTTGAATCTGTTTCATTCTTCTTACACTAGCTTGTCTTTGTTGCTGAGCAAATTGCTGACCTAATATACCTCCCGCTGACAATGCTGTGCGATAATCTCCTCCAAAATTCTCTAAAGCTGTTGCTAAATTCTGAGAAATAGTTTCAGACTCTAACTTGAAAGGTTCATCAGAAACGCTTCTCATTTTTTCAGCATTTATTTTAGCTTGCTTTATTGCGTCTTCTACATATCTTTGAGCATCTAATTCTGCTTGTCTTTGAATGTTTGCGGTTTTTGCAGCTTGAATAAAATTAAAACCACCTTCTGCAGCTCCTATGCCTAGTTCAATTAAAAGCTTTTGTGTCATTGGATCCATTGCCATACCTGTATTGTTTTTTAGGTGAATGTATTATTGCAAAGATAATTAATTTTTGCGTAAAATAGGGTTACTCATCATTGTGTCTGAGATAACTGAGAACAATTCCGAAGCAAACCTATCATCACTTGTTAGTGTGTATTTCATATAATGACCCCTTATTCCGTGTGATTCAGCCACTGTATTTTTAACATACATTATAAAATCTCCATTATTGGGAGGAGTTATAGGTAGAGTAGCATTAATCGTAATTACATTGGTTGCTCTATTTACAGCTGTTACAGTTCCAGAATCTTTCACTCCAGAGGGGCCTATTCCCGGAGAGAAGATAGTGTCTCCTACGCTTAAAATAGAATCTATTTCAACGCTAGAGGCAAAGGCAATGTCAAAAACATTAGGCGTTGTATTAGTAACAGTAGTGCAATTAGCAATACCATTGGCGTATCTAATTAAAAAATTAATATCAGTACTCACATAACGGATAAAAGAAAATTGATTACCTTCTTTTGTTTCAAAATAAGTTTTATCAATTGAAGCTACTTGCGGTAATCCGCTAGCTCCCAACAAATCTGTTTCCAAATCCACTTTCCATTTGGTATCGGATTGTATTTCTATGGTCTTAAAAAGTTTATTTTCAAGAGGAGATTTATTAAATACACTCGTTACCTTAGATTCATATTGTACGCCATAAAAATTAGCTCTATTTGTATTAGTATTATGCCTGTATAGTTGTCCATTTTTAAATGAATAAAAATAATTATTCAAACCAAGCATTGACTCAGGTATAAAAGAATAAAAAGAAGGCCATCCTTTATCGCTAGGGCTGTATGTTAAAGTATATTCTGACATTATGAAAAGTAATCATATATAATATAAAGATAATTTAATGCTGGTGGTGGAGCTGAAGGGTTGAAATTAAAACTACCCGAGTAAACTCCCGTGCTAGTAGGTGACACAGTAGTAATGTTGTTAGCAGCTGTAAGCAAAGCATTAATGTTTGATGGGTTATTTTGATACAATATATTGCTCCAAAAATACATCAGTCTATTGTTAGCAGTATCAAAATCATAAGTATCAGAATTAGATTTAACTGATTTAATATTTACTAACGAACTTAAAGAACCCAACGAAGCAGGTAGGCCACTTGTAGGAATCATACCCTCTCCTTGTCCTCCTGATATTAATTCATATTGAGCCACATAATTGCCAGCGGTTTTACCAGGGATAACATCAGTATCAAATAAAATTGTTTTAGAGTACAACGGGCTGTTAAAAGGTTCCTGATTACTCCATCTAAATTCATTAGTAATTTGTTTTCCTGCATCAGCCGGATCATAAACACAAACCAATACCACTGTTAGTTGCTCTGGAGTTAAACACTTGTTTTCTAAAGTAAAACTAGCTGGTGTTACCGAACCATTTACTATTTGAACTTCTACTGAAGCATTCTCTACTGATGATTTGTTTTTATTAAAATTAAGTGTACCACTTCCTGTTACATTTCCTGTAGTAACAGAGATACCCCCATAATTTAAACTTAAATTTATTTCTCCTAAAGTAATATTATAATCTAATTCTCCTATATCTACACCTGTCCCATAGTCTACGGTGTAGTTTACTGTATCTTTTTGATTAGTAAATGTGAGTATATTACCGCAGTTATAAAGCAATGCTTCTTGAGGTAGTTTAACTTCATTCGAAGATAAAACATATTCATTTATAAACGGATCGTAAGCTCCTACTTTTTGAGTGTCGGGATAATCTACAAATAAATCTCTAAACCAACTTCTTAATCCAAATTCAGATACTACTTGTAATTGTTCATTGCTGTAAGCATCTCCTCTTAGCTCTATAACAGCTCCTCGAGCTCCGTCTGTGAAATATTTTCCAATACCATATTGAACATAGCTTTCTGGATTTCTACTAATTCCATATTCTTCAACTCTTGCAATTTGAGTTCCCAATACATTAGTAGAAGCAGATATATTCGCACTTCCATCTGCATTTAATAGTTGTGTTTTACCAGACAAAACATAAGAAATTTTATTTTCTTGCAAAGAAAGTAAATCAGATTTTCTACCATCTAATATTTGTATGTCACCATACCTATTGTCTAAATCTTTAAAATTTAAACTTCCTAAATTAAAAGAATTTAAACGATTTATATTTCCTTCCAAACTAAATAAACCACTATAAGTAATAGAAGATCCTCTTCTTGTTTCTTTATATTCTTGGTCTGAAATAGCATATATTCTATTGCCAATAGTAAAGTTTGGTTTTTTTACAGAATCTAAAATGTTTATACTTTCTACACCATTTCCAAAAGAAAAACAATTATAAAAATCGTTTATGATAATAGCTGGTGAATTAGCTGTACCCGGTTGAACTGGAGTTGAACCAGCAAAAGCAAGTTCGATACAAATTGTGTAAACATCTGGCACTTCTACCACAGTATGTTCTCCTTGATAAGCCGTGTGTGTAAAAGGTAAATTCTGATTTATAATTACAGTATCGCCAACACTGTATGAATGTGGTGTGTTAGAGCCGCCAAATATAGAGTTATCTGTAAACACTACATTGTTTCCATACCCATTGGGTGAAGCGGGTAATCCAACAGCAGTTCTATAAGCATTGTTTTGACCATTATCAGCAAAGCTCCAATCAAATTGATTTTGAAAATTACCTTGATGTTTGTTATTAATTATTTCATAAGACTCTTCTCCTTCAAAAAAGAAATCTGGATTTGAGTCTAATGCTTCTGTTTCAAAAACCAATGGCACACTTAATTGACTATTAAAAGTTATGTTCGACCTAATTTGACTTGGTGCGTTTCCATTTTCATTTCCGCTAATCCCTAATCCTATAGCAAAACAACCATCAAATCTACTTCTAATCCCTAAACCAGGCCCCCCAGCAATAGATGCATTTAAACTTATTTCGTGATAATCTCCTGTGGGCTTAGTGTCGTCTCCATCTACTATAACACTGTTAGTAAATTTTATAGGATAAACGGGTTCCGTGTTTGGCCCCAAACTAACGTTTCCAGCAGGAAAGTTGTCACTAGAATCAACAAATTGATTTTGTATAAATGCTGCTAAATTTGTTCTTAAATCATTTACTGCAGAGCCTGTGCTTGTATTGTAATTTTGATTAGCCGTTCTGCTGATTTGTAATCTTTGATACCCAATAAAATCACAACCAGCAAACAATCCTGAATTTCTATCTCTATAAAATAAAATATCTAAAGTAACTATCGTGCCAGTTGGAATAGCTCCTGTCGGAAAAGCAGTTGCTGCCGTAACATCGCTTAAGTCTACAACTAAATTAGCAAAACTATCACCAACATTTCCACCTAAATCCTCCTCCCCAAAAACTTCAACCCTAACGTTGTTAACAACAGGAACAAAACCAGAGGTTTCTTTTATCTTCATATAAGCTCCTGCAGGAGGATTTAAAGTAGGGACAATATTAGGTGTAACAGATTTTTCTAAAACAGAAATTTCTTCGTAAGAAGATAACGCACTAACTGAATCTCTTTTTGGTATTAAAAGCTGACCCACTGTTACTTTAGCAGATTGCTCTCCTTCTAAGTAACACCAGTAGTAACTGGAGTCATTTTGATCTTCAAAAACTTGAGATGAGTAAATAGTGTCATAAGTTAACGCAGAAGGTTTTATAGCAAACTTATACCGTTTTGCCCAAAAAGGAGCATTCATAGAGGGAGGTATAGTGGTTCTAGCTTTATTAATTAAAATTGATGAAGAAACAGGAACGTTAAAACTACTATTTAAACTTAATAAAGGAGTGGTAGATCTGTTATATTCATCCATATATATAATACCAATGTCATAATCTCTGTTGCTATGTAAACTTTTTTTATCTCCTGTAGGATTAACATTAAATGAAGGAGGAGCAGCAGACCAAAATCTAATACCCTCATAAGAGTAAGAACCTCCTGCAGACCCAGGTGTACTATAATAAACTGGTAAAGGAAGTTGTATGGTTAATAAATTAGAATCATTACTTGGAGGGGCGAAAGTAGTAATGTTAAAACCTGTTTGCCCCGTGGGGTAGCTAAGAGGAGGTGGATTAAAAAGTGCAGCACTTGCGTCAGGTGCAGCTGAGTTAACAGGAGTTGCCGCTGAACTCGTTACTGTGTTTGTAGCTGGGTTTAATGTTATAGCGTTATTTATAAGGTCGGTTGCAGTTAAAGGTGAAGCCGCTGATGCTGTGCTAAATGGGTTGAAATAAGTTGGCGGAGTGCTTGCTGCTCCAATACCTAATGCTCTTTTAAACTCATCACTATTAAAAAAAGAATATGCATTTGCATAAGAATCATTTAATACAATAAGAAACCCCGATCTTATTATTATAGGGTCTGTTCTTGTAACATCTAAGTTTAAAACTGCCGGATCATCGTTTACTACTTCGCTTTGTACACCAGCATAAATAGAAAAGTTAAAAGCAATTTCAGTTCCGGAAACAAACTCAACTCCTGTAAAATCAAAAGTAGCTTGAGATTCTGTGATAGTAGCAGCAGCTGGAGAGGTATTACTTAAAGTGTAAGTAGAATCATTAATTGTTCCTACAATTGTTGATGATAAAGCTTGATTAGTTAAAGGATCAACTTGATTTGGTTCATAAATTTCAGAAATATAATCTAATGGTATTTTATTACCTGCAGCATCTTTTATATCATAACCATCTACATAGTTACCATACATTATTCTATTATCTTGAAATGTTTGAGCTTTAGCTAATTTAGGAACATTGTCAAAAACTCTTAATATTTCCGCGCTAGATAAAATAGTTTTTATTTTTTTATCTTTAAAAAAAACGTTTTGCGTAATATTATTAGACCATCCGTTATCTTTTTTATTATATGTGTCTATAACTTTTATTACATCATTACTAGAATCTTTAAAACACAAATCAATATCTGTTACTCTTTTATCTCCAGTATTAAATCCTATAGTAAGAGAATTAAATTTGTTTTGCATTGCGTTATTTAAACTTTTGGAAAAGTCAAAATCAAAATCACTTTTAGGAAGAAAAGTAGGAGAAGTAAACTGAGATAAGGCACTATATTCACCGTCAATGTACTTATATCTATAAGCAAAACATAAAAAATTATCAAATAAAAAACCTTCTTCAAGAGGAGGAGTATTTGTTAAAATGATAGTGGGCTTTTCTTTTGGAGGTTTTACAATTACAGACAAATCGTCTTCTACAATTGTATCAACTCCACCAGTAGGTAAACCATAAGTTTTTTTAACATTTATTTTTCGAGGAGGATTGTAGTTATCAGTCCAAAAAAGTAAATCTCCAATTAAGTTAACTCCTGTAATGTGATAAGTTTTATTGAAATTCAAAACACTTACCGATACTACGTGGTAAATTAAATTTTCTGATACTACATTGTAAGATACAATTAAGTCCCCATTGTTAGGGTCATTGATAAACCAATAAATATTATTGTCAATGGGGTCAGCATAGCTTCCTATACATACTGCAGATCCAGATAGTGTAGTTCCTAAAAAATCAACATCTGTTAATTTAGTATTTCCTTTGGCTTTTTCTAATGATCCAACTTCAGATACCGTGCTGGAACCAGTTCTTAAATTTAACGCATCAATGTATTCTCCCTCAGCTAGAATCCTTTCATCATCGGACTTGTTCATTTTGCCCTTTAAAAAACTACTAATGGTTTTCATTCTACTTAATTATTTTGTCCTGTCCTCTAAGATTCATTAACAATCTACCAGGGTGAATGTTGCTCATTCTTATTTTCGCATTTCTTAATAACGCACTTTTGTTTCTTCTAGCTCTTTGTACTTGGTATTCAGGAATACCTAATTTAGAATTTAACAATGAATATGTAATATAAGCATATATAAATTCTTCAAATAATTTATTGACAGTTATTAAGGAGTTATCTCCATTTTCCATACCATCAGAAACATACTCTAATATAACTATTTTACCACCAGCTCCACTGCTGAAATTTATCACACCTCCTTTATTGTCAATTCTAAAAGTAGGTAAAGCATTAGCGGTTTCTGTATTCAATCCAAATCTTTTTCCAAAAGCATAATCAAATGCCCAAAACCCAGCTTCCTCAATATACCATCCGTAGTGCCCGTGAAAAGGACTAGATTCGTTTAGGTATATGCTTTTCTTTCTTTTTTTAATTCTATCCATATCAATGTTAGAATCATTTGGTTTTAATACGTTTCCGTTTTGATCAAATAAAATATTACAATCGTTATCTTGAAGATAAGCTTCTGCATAATTTGTTTGTATATTTTCTGTTAAAGGAAATAAAACACCGTCATAATAAATAGAAACACGAACCCAGTTTACATAGTCAGGAGGTAATATATATTTTAAAGTATCATCACATACCTCAAGTTCTAATATTTTAATTTCTTTAAAAGCATCATAATTTAATTCTTGAATAGCTCGTTTTGCGTGAAATAATATTTTGTATCTTTCTTCATTAGTAGTTAAATTATTATTGTCGTGATACATCAACATATAATTATTAACCACATCCTTTAAAGAAACATATTGATAAGATCCCCAGTTTTTATCAAGAGGTAAATTACCACCGTTTTCGTAATATTGGTATTGAGAAATATAAGCCATTAAATTTCAGTTTGAGTGTTTAATATTTCTGAAGCGTTTGCGTCAGCTACAATCTCTTGATCTCTTATAGATAAACCACTATATTTTAATATTCTAGTTACCAATTCAGCATAGTCCGACATTGGTAATTCAAAGTCTTGATAGTCAGGTTGTGATTGGTCAAATATTGGCTCTCCTAAAGTAAGGGTATTAAACGTCCATTTAGGATTTTTAGGGTATCTAATATATTGTAGCGTTAAGTTTCCTACTATAGTGTTGGGATAAACTCTTAATGAATTAGATAAGTTTGAAGCAGGTGATGGAGTAGGTTGAAAAACGTAAGCTGGAAACTCAGCAGAAGGGGCAGTTAGTAATGAAGAGTTTAATAAATTTATTTTAGACTCATTTACTCTTTCGACTATTGTACTTCCATTTAATAAATCTAATAACGTGTACCAGTCATTAGGAAGCGGATATACACCTCCAGCTTGAGCAATACTAATTTGCATAGTAAAAGTGTCTATAACTTCTGCTAATTGCTTTTTAAGATCAGCTAAACCACTACCAGACAATCTGCCTAATCTATTGTTTTCTTTGTTTATTTGTCTATTGTAACCATAAAAATATTGTTCGAATATGTCTAGTTGAGCTTGTTTTGCAAACAAGTTGAAATCAGAGGGTGAAATATATCCGTAATTATTTTTATTTAAAATAGATAATACTGTGTTTCTTACTTCATTGATCATCTAATTCTCTTTTTTACAAAGATAAACAAAAAAAAAGAGCACTCATAAAGTGCTCTTATAGATAAAGTAAATGTAAAATTATCCTATAGATATTCCAATAACTCTAAATGGATCAATTGTAATATCGTGAGCAACGTCTTTCCAATGTGTTTGTAAAGCAGTTACAACAAAATCTTCTATTTGATCTCTCACATATTCGCTTCCAGCTGCCACAGGAGTATGAACTAAAGTGACTACATCAACAGCTGCCACATCATCATAAGTGATAGTAACGGTAGATGTACTAGCTTGCTCAATTAAACCAATGTTTCCACAGGAAACTAATTGATTATTACTAAGAGTGTCTGAGTGAATAAAATATGCTTTAGAAGTGGGAACTGTAGTTCCTACAGATAAAACTGTTTCGCTGTCTACAGCGGTAACAGTGGTGTATGTGTTGTCAGTAGAGTTGTGAACTATATCACCTACTTGAACATTATTAGTGACAAAAGTAGCACTACTATCGGTTAGCTTGTTAGCTGTTCCAGCAGTAGTAGTTCCATTGGCTAATAATTTGAATACAGGTACGCTTAAAAACTTTTCCATAATTGTAAAAATTAAGCAATTACAATAGCACTTACTGCTTTTGGCAGTTTACCGACTTCTTTTACAACGTTTCTCCAGGGTTGTTGTAAAGCTAATACAACTTCATCTTGAATCAAATCTCTCATTTCTTCACTTCCTGACGCAACTGTTGCGTGAGTAAGAGTGATTTTTTTGCCTCCTCCATAAAAAATAGTAACATTGTCTACAGGATCAGATCCTGAAGCATCTCCTACTTCGATCAACTTAACATCTGATGCAGAAACCAACTGGTTTTGCTCACCTGTTACGGGTATACTTAAAAACTTTTGCATAGTTAAAAAAATTAAGTGGGTTAATAAAAAACAAAGATAATAAAAAAACCCCACTATAAGAAGTGGGGCTTTGACTTAGGATAAGTGTTGAGTGATTATAAACAAACAATTAAATTACCACAAATATAATAATTTTTATTTTAACATTTTGATTAATGCTTCATATATTTCTACATTATTTTCTTTTTTGAAAAAATCAGCTAACACTGTAGAAGGAGTTTCACCAAAAGGAATACTACATAATTTAGTTTTTTTAGATTTTAAATTATAGTAAATCTCTTTATCATTGTTTCTGGTCTTTAATAAAGATTGACCAAACATTTTATCAATATTATCAAATAAATCCAAGTCTGGATCTTCTAATGCATTTAAAAAGTCCTCTGGATTATTTCTAGCAAACAACAAAACATCTCTTTTTATTTCTGAAGAAGCTGCTATTCTAGTGTCTACATTTAAATACACTCTAGCTAAAGATTCCATTTTATCAAAACTCAGTCCTGCGGCTTCTTTTTGTGCTTTAGCTTCTAATTCTAAATACTGCACCTCTTCTTGAGCATCTTTCTCTCTATCTATTTCCTCAAAAATCTGTCCGTTTGCAGGGTGATAATACAAAAACTCTTGCAAAACTGGATTTGTTTTTGGAACAAACAACATACCATCTTCAAAAACCACTGGCTCTAAAACTGAAGTAGCATCTTGCTCATCTTCAAAAGGTGATTTTTGATTTGAAGCATACCTAAGTGGTCTACTTGTTGTTCCATCAAAATGTAAAAGGGGTTTTCTTCGACTGTTTCTTGAGTTAAGAGTATAACTCAAAGGCTTTACATTATTACGTAGCCTATATGTTCTATCTTTTATTTCTTTTTTCATTATATTAAATTTGATTAAATTAAAAAAAGGGGGGTTAAAAACACCCCCCTCTTAAGTTACTATTACTTAAATAACAAGAAGTTATTTGCACCCATAGTACAAAGTGCTCTTTCAGATAAGAAGTTAACAGTCATAACATCTTTATCGCTAGTAGCAGCACCACCAGCAGATCCAGTTATCCAAGACTTATATCTTCTATCTTCAGTTTCTGACGCTCTATATCTTACGTGTAAGAATGGTCTTTTAGCATTTCTACCTAATACTTGATCGTAAACATTAGTTGAACCAGCAGGTACTAATACACCTTCAACAGCTCCACCAACTAAACCACCTCGCATAGTAGGATCGTTTAGATATTTCCAATCTGATTTGTAGAAATCATAACCTCTTCGGAATCCAGTGAATCCTAGGTTAAGTGCCATTTCTTCGTCATTGTCAAACAATCCGTAAGAAGTACCACCTGCACCGTAAGAGTTCTGAGCAGCTAACATATCATCAATAGCAAAAGAAGTAGATCTATTTAAGAAAAGTACATTCTCTTCAATAGCTCCTTGCTTATCTAATCTTTCAACGATATCGTCAAAATCAGCTAATGCAGCTAAAGCTCCAGTCCAAACGTTTCCTCTTTGCTCTATAGCGTGGAAAAGACCTTCTGAACCTTTGAAAGAATCTCCAATAGCTCCTGATAAAGCTTCTGCAGGAACAGCTTCGATCATTGCTGATTCTAAGTAATCATCAAATCTCATTCTTGTTTCGTGCTCTGCTTTTAAATACCAAAGGTATCCATCAGCTCCATCTTCAGTAGATACTTCGATCCACCCGATTTGTGCCATATCAGATCCATTTACTTCATAAGTATCTTTTAAGATAATAGGATTGTTTTCTAAAATAGTGTCAAATGGCTCAAGAGATCCTGACATTCCATTTTGACCTTTTTTAAATTCAGATCCATAAATCCAAACAGTTACTTTTTCATTTGCATCAACTCCAGTACCAACACCAGTATATCCACCAGCTTCGTAAAACTTAACAGTGAAAGTAGTAGCAGTAACACCAGTTACGATACCTTTATTAGAAATACCAGCAAAACCTGTGTTACCAGAAATCATAACTGTATTCCCTATTCTAATAGCAATATTAGAAGCATCAGCAGGATTAAATACCTGGTTAGCAGGAATCAAAACATCAGCTACAGTAAAAGTAGCAGTGTCGGCAGCAGCAGCAGCATTAGTATTGACGCTTGTATATTTAATATGCAATCTTCCTTGCTCAGCCCATTTGATAAGGTCAGAGTTAGAAGGCATTTCAGCTCCCGTCATTCGAAGGAAACCGCTTATTGTTCTATTACCATATCTTTCAAACTCCTTTTCATAGGTGTCAGGAAGATATTGGTTTAAGAAATTAAAATTGGCTAAGTAGTTAGTAGCACTAGGTACTTTAGTAGCACTAGGCTGTAACGCAAAGCCAGGTACATTTAAACTCATTTTTTATGTTTTTATTTTCGGTTTGACTTTATTACTAAACCTCGCCTTGAGGTCGGAGTCACCGCTTTAATTTTGAGCCCTTGTTTAACTGTGGTTTCTGGAGCAGATCTCATCTTCAAATCAATGTTTTTCATTTTTTTATTTTGATTATCTAATGCTTCACTTTTCCCTGCATCATAGAAAAACTTTGCAAACTTATCAGGGTTCATAGCTAAAGCTAATGACCGGTGATATCCATTTACATCAGAAAGCTCTCCTTGATCGTTAGTAAATTTGTTTAAAAAATTACCAATATCAGATTGAGATTTCATTAGTTCATTTCTATCTCCTGGAGTAAAAACATAATCCTTGTCTTCAATTTTGAACTTAAAACCTTTAAACTCTTCTCCGAAAAGATTGGTTGTTTTGTCTTTAAAACTTTCTGATCTTTTTTTAAGTAATTCAGAATTTTTTAAATTCTCCTCTTTATATTCTAAAAAAGCTTTGTAGTCATCTGAAGATTTGAAAGAAGTTTCTTCTGTTGACTCAACAGGAGATTTATACTTACTTTTTTGGTCTTCAAAATACTTCAATGCTTTTGAAAGCTCTTTTTTCTTTTCAATGCCTTTTTGTTTTATAGCATATTCTGAATCAACATTTTCATCAGCTCTAAATTTAGAATCAATTAAAAACTTAATTTCTTCGTTATCTAATTCTGGCTCTTGTTCAGCATAATATTTAAATAAAACACTTTCTGGATCTTCCTGAGAGTAATCTTTATTTAAAGCCATAAAATCATCGTATCCTCTACCGGTTTCTTTTTTATAGTCTAAATAAGCTTTTATATCTCCAGGCAATTCTTCATTGTTGTTTTTTTGATCCATAAGGTCATTTAAAGAATTAATCTCTTTATCGTACCTTTCTTTAATAAATGAAAGAACTTGTTCTTCTCCCAATTCAGGAGTAGTGTTTTCTACTACTACTTCTTCTTTTGGTTCTTCTATTTTTTCTTCTACCTGTTCTTCGTGTTTTTGAAGTAACTCTTCTTCCACTTGTTGAACAGATTTTTGTGGAACATCCTCCACGGCTTTTACTTTAATTTCCATTTAATTTAATTTTTTTACAAAGTTAATAAATATTTTATTATCTTATCGCGGTTCAAACTCAGCAAAATCAAAACCATCTAATGTATCTTCATTAGACTCAAAGTTAATAGGAGCTGAATTATCTTTACGTTGTTGTATTAATTTTGATTGTTGGGTGTTTTGTTGGCTAATTCTTTTTGATTTACCTTCTTCTCTTTCTTTTTCTCTTTTATCTATAGCTTGTTCTTCAACGCCTTTTAATTGCATTTGCAAATTAAATTCGTGATCCATAAGCTGTTTTTTAAGGTCCGCTTCATTTTTAAGTTTTTCAATTTCAAATGCGGCTTCAGCTTGTTTTTCTTGCATTTTGATTTGCCCTTCCATCTGCATTTTTTGTTGCGCAGTTTCTGCTGCCATTTGTTGAGACTGAAACTGTGTTTGTGCTTGCATTTGTTGCTCTCTAGCTTTTTGCTCTTGTTCTCGTTGTTGCTTTTTCTTTCTTTTTAATTTAAGAAGTTGATTAGCAACTTTAATATTTTTAACTTCTCTTACATCAATAGCATCCTCTAAACTAATATCTCCTTTAGATAATGCCATTTGAATATTTGCTTCTAATTGAGTTTTTTGTTCTTCATCTGGAGCTATTTCTATAAATATTCCAAAATCAAATAAATACAAATCTTTTATATCATTCAGGCGAGATACATTGTATTTACCTATTTGGTTAATAAACTCTTCTGTAAACTCTGAATACTCTAATATATCGGATATTCTCATTGATATATTTTCAACCATTGTTTTTGTCATATAAAGAGTAGCATCTAAAATATGTCTAGTAGCTGTATTAGAATTTAAAGCAGCCAACTTTTGTAAACCAACCAGTGAGTTTGGATCTGGAGTAGTGCCGTCTCTCGCTTCATTTAATCCCGTTACGGTTCTAATCATATTTAAATAATGATTGTAGTTCTGGATTAAAGCCGCCATCTTTCGTTCACCAGTATTACCTGTAAGTGGTTGGATAGGAACTCTAGCATTGTTAAACTCTCCATCTTGCGTATAGCTTCTACCAACTACACTACCAGTTTGAAAATATAACCTAAGCGCATCCTCTGGATTATAGGCTTGACCTGTTCCTAAATCAACTTCGTTTAATCCATCTGCATCAATAAACACCCCATCTGGAACCATTTTAGCTACAACTTGTTGCAGTTTTAAATGAGTTATTTGTATTTGATCTGCAAAAGGAATCATTCTTCTAACTAAAGATTCTATATTCCCTTTGTACATTCTTGGAGCACAAGCAACAAAAGCTGGTCTAGCGTGTTGTGAAGCAGACTTTGGTCTAACCATATTTTTAGCCAACTCCCATTTTAACATAATATTAGAACCCATCACCATTATCCCTTCATACCAAACTTCAATCTTTTTTTCTACTCTTTCAAAATTTCCCTCATCCATCATTTCTTCTGGAGGATTAAAATCTTCTTGCTTTTCTATTATTTTATATTGACCATTTTCGAATTTCTTTTTCTTATATACAAACTTTTTAAATGTTTTGTAATTAAAATAAAGAAGTGTAGCAGTGTTTTTCTGAAATAAAGTATTGTCATAAAATCTATTGAGGTTATAATAGTCATACCATAACTGACTGTGTTTAGCAATAGTTTCAAGTTCGTCATTTGTTAGAGATGGATCTATTTTTAATAATTCAGCAATAGGAACTGTTTTTACTTCTCCCCAATAAAAACAATCTTTAAAATAAGGATCTTCAGTGTAGCTATACACTACATTGGCAGGATCTACATAATCAATTGTTATTCCCTCTCCGGGTAAAAACTGTTGTTTCATAACTCCAATACCCAACACTGTCATATCGTAATTTACTCTTTTCTTTATGTCTAGGTAATGGTTTTCTTCTAGTATAGTATTTATGGCTTCTTCTTCTGCTATTTCAATGGATGGTTTATAATTAAGTTGCATATGAAGTTCCATCTCTGTGTCGTTTTCAGGTAAGTCTTCCACACCACTTAACGATAATCCTACTCCGAAGTTTTTTTGTATTTCATCAAAAATAGGCTTGTTCAACATATCATATTCTACTTCCCTCTGATACTGACTTCTCATATCCATAGAAAGTGCGTCTTGAGCATATGCTTTAACAGCAAACAACCTATCTGACATTCCGTTGACTACAATGTCTACAAACTTAGGTAAAACCGGAATGGGTGTCCAATCTAAATTTAAATAAGATAAATCACCATCAACTGCTAATTCATTTTTATATTTAGCAACTGATTGTTCCCCTCTTGCGTATAGACGTAATTGTAAAAATTTATTGTATTGGTCATAAAAACGACAAGAGTAAACTCCTGCTCCTCCGTTTCTAAACCATTCATATTGTATGGCTTGACCTATTTTTAAACCATATTCTTGTGTTTCTTTTTCTGCGTCTGAAGCAAATTGATTAGGAAAACTTGTAGACTGTACTTGTATTTCAATGTTTTTCATTATCTTATTAATTCACTTAAATTTCCTTTATTTGTGTATCTTGCAAAGTTAATGCTTATTTTTGACTCTTTCACCACCGGCTGATACAGATGTTTTTGATTAGCCATTATAGCTAATCCTGAGCTAATTGTAGCATCAAACTTAGTTCTTTTATTTATATCAAATCGAGCCCAATCTTCAAGGGTTCTTGTAAAGTACATAGAACCAATACAATCAGATTCTCGATGTATTCCTTCCAAATCAAAACCTACATATTTTTCAATGTAAGCTTCAATGGCGGCTGCGTGAGCTTGCTTTACATCTTCACTAGTATTTGGAATACCGCCTAATTCTTTTTCCGACACGGAAAGTTTTGTATATCTTTTATCTGGTCTATTCATACAATATCCTCTGTAGCCTCTGTTTTTAAAATGATACAATAACCTAGGCTTGTTATTTTCTACGAGTATAGGCATACCATAAAAAACGCAAGCCATTAAAACTTCTTCAAAAAATATCTCTGCTGTTTGAGGTCTAGCTACGTATTCTAAAAAAAATTCATTAGTAGGTGCTTCATCCATATGATACTTCGTCATTCCGTGTAAAGCACCGTTAGATCCACCTCCTCCTACTGTTCCAGAGATATCATAACTGTCACAACCAAAAGCGCCTAAGTGCTCATTACCAGGATAATACCTTCCGTTACGGCTTTCTTTTTTATTTCTTAAATTATTTTTAGGAACCCAACTTACTAAAAATCTACCTTTTGGATCGGGTGACCAAATTACTTTGGTGTCTTTAACTCCGTTCTGCCAATGAAAAGAACCTTTAGTTAAAAAATGTTCTTTAATTAAAGAATCATTATAATCTATTTGTTGATATATTTTCGTTAGATTGAAAAGAGATTGTTTGCTTTCATCTCTAAATGCGTGGGATTCAGTTCTAGGAAACTGACGATAAAATTCATTAAGAGCATCAGCATCGTTTTTTAATGACGCTACTTCATTCTCCCAATAATTAACTGCTCCCATATATATATACTCTCCATCGTTTCCAACAACTGGATTACTAGGCGTTTCTAAAACAGGCATACCATAACGATCTATATATCCTTCGAAATTGTATTCCATAGGAATGAATAAAGAATATAACCCACTCTTAGTCTGACCGTTAGCATTTCTTTTGGTAACGTCAGAGTCATAATAAAGTTTTTTAAAATTATTCCCACCTTTGTCTAATGCGTTGGAAGTAGAGCCCATCATACACTTACCTATAATTTTACTTCCTAATCTTAAACACGTTTTGGTTACCCTCCAGTTATTTAGTATGTTATCTGGCTTATCCCACTTACCACTTTCATCGTGTATAAGGAGCTGTAATTTTTCTCCATCGTATGAGTTGTCTGAAGTGTTTTTCCAGTCTATAGTAGTATCAAGTCCTTCTAACTCAATATCTTCTGTTTCATACATATTCTTCTTTGTGATCTTACTGGCAGGAACCCTATACGCTAATTCTGTTTTTGGCTTGTCCATACCATCTTGTATAGGCTTAAAAAAGAAAGGGTAGTTATTAGAAATAGGAACTACTTTGTCGGTAAATAATTTCTTAGCGTCTCCACCAGTTTTCGACAGTATACCTATCCTGGAATCTTTAGATATTGTACCTGTGTTTACCGCTTCACAAGAACCCATAAATGAAAACCCAGATCGTCTTATCTTTAAATAACACATTCCAAAACTTCTTTTGTCAGCTTTACAAGCTTCCCAAAAAATATAAAATACACGGTTTGCTTCTCTGTAATTAGGATATCCAATATCTATTTTGGTCCACTGCAGATAATTGTAATGCGTACCCGTAATGTAAGTAGGATTACCATTATTCATAAACCAATATCCTAAATCTCTTTTGTCAAATTCAGATTCAATATAATCTACCCACTTATCTTTAAATTCAGCACTTCTTTCATTCCATTGAAATATAGAGTTTATACGCTTTAGTTCTTTGTGGTGCTCTTGTCTTTCCCAATATTGTTCTTGTTGTTTTTTAGATCGAGTATATACTTTCTTAGGTTGTAAAGGTAATCCCACCAAAAGCCCTTGAATATTATATATTTCTCCTAACGTACCATCTTTTGATATGATAACAATACCATACTTTTCATTATAGCCATATTCCCATTTTTTTGTTTTGTTTTTATTTACTAAAACATTTTTTGGAATAAAACCATCTATAACCTTATATAAACTATTTAGACCTTCTTTCTGCAAAACCTTGATTAGTTGTTTTTACTTCTTTTTTAGCTACCCCGTTTAAATTTTCTTTTTCAGTTTCTATCTTGTTTAAAATATCAAAAGCATCTGTTATAGCCAACTTTTTAGTAGCTGCTGCGTTCTTTAATCTATCAGCAGCTAACTCATCTTCAGGGTTAGGCTTTATAATATCTTCTTTAGCTACTTTAATAAGTTGCTCTACAGCTTTATATCCTGCTTCAATTATTTTTAATTTTATTTCATTCGATTCCATTAGAGTTTTATTGTTACGTTATTACATCTTACTCTGTAAAGTTTCTCTTCATCTATAGTAAACTCATATTCTGAATTAGGTTTAAAACAAACTTTATCTCCTTGGTCTACTCCTAGATTTTCAAGTATTTTATTATTAATACACACCTCACCTGTTAAAGGTTGATAAGTATCATTACTAAATATAATAGATTTTTCTTTTAAAGAAGGTTTTATAAAACAATACTCTCCGTGAGAAAACCATTTGTCTTTTTGTTTGTAAGCAAAAAATTGACTTTCATCTACTAGAAACTCATTATCTTTTAAAAAACTTCTTCCGCTTTTTTCTCTGCCTTTCATATCGTAGTATAACTTAAATACATTATGATGAACTAGCAGAGTGTCTCCTTTTTTTATTGGCCCTTTGTAATTTATAGGGGTTGAAACTACTTTAGCAAACCTGTTAGAAACAGTATGATCTTCTTTGGTAGAAGAAATAATAAAATCTACATCTCCTATTTTTTTAACATTATCATACCTTTTATTGTTTAAAGGGTTTACCACAAAACAAAAAGGTGACTTCATATTAAAAATCTAAATTATACTCAATAGCTAAAGGTATAGTGGAATTAAAAGATTTCCACAAAAAAACTTCATCTTCTTTTATGATCCATATTTTTATAGATCCTTCGTATGTATCGTGTTTTATGTGATGAATACTATATTTACCACCTAGAACATTTTGTCCAATTATATAATGCATTGATCCAGACTTATAGTCAGGCCCAACTGATATTTTTCTAATTTCCATTTCATTAAATTAAATTTTATGATTTCCAGAAATGCAAACAAATTCTTTTTACAGAATTAGCTTCAGCATCTGTAGGTAAGTCTGTGCTTAAATTTGAAGTAGGAGTAGCATCATATGCTGCTGTTGACTGTGATAAATTAACATCAGTTAAAGAAACAGTTTTTCCTAAGGGTCTGTAACTATTGGAAGAAACTCTTATAACAATATTTTGTCCATCTGTTAAATTAAACGGCTCTGAAAATGTCCCGGTATTCATTCCTGCTGTAGCACCGTTAATAGTTACACTACCTAATAAAGCTCCAGAGGCAGCAGTTAAGGTTCCGCTATAAATAGCTACATTTATATCTACGCCTGCATTTGTTGTAGAAGACCATAAAGAAACTCTATTAACTCCTGTAATATTTGCATCTGAAACAGCTTGTGTCCAAATAGTCCAAATTCCGTTTTGAGCTGAGTCTCCTGAATATATTTCTAAGGGGGAAAACCCATCATCTTCAGCAGGTGCTGAGACGGCTGCCCATTTCACGCCTCCTGTTTGTGTGCTATCTGCTGTAAGCACGTGATTGTTTGTACCTACAGGCAAAGCTATAGGGTCTGTAACTCCATCACCTACTAATAAAGATCCTTTGGCAGTAACATCTAAAGCAGTAATAGCTGAAGTTCCGCTACCTAATAAAACAAAACCATCTGAAAAACTAGTGGCTCCAGTTCCTCCATCTGCAATATCCAGTGTTCCTGTTATAGATGAAGCTCCTAAATCAATAGCCATCTTTGTGGCTTCAAATACAATTCCACCGTTTAATTTTAAATCAGCGCTTATTGTAGATGGAACAGTTCCAAAATTAATATCTATACCATCTCCAGCCTGTATAGACGCACCTCCACCACCAATAAAGTTAGCTATGGATTGCATTGTTACTGTTTTAGTACTGTTAGAATCGCTAACGTCTGTTAATACTAAATAGTCCCCAGCGGCTGGGGTTATAGAGGGGTAGGATGAGGTATCAGATATTTTAGCCATTTTTTTCTTTCTTTTTTACTTCTCCAGTTTTTAAGTCAATTACAGAATCTTTACCATATTTCTCTATTAACTCTCTTTCTATGAGTTGAAACTTTCTTTTTATTTCTTGAATCTCTTCGATTATAGAAAGTTTTTGTAATTCTGCATCTCCTAAAGAAACTTTTAAAGTGTTAAAATTTTTATTAAGTTCAGTTATGTTATTAAGTTCGTTTTTTTCTAATTTCATTTTATTTGATTTAATTTTATACAAATATAGTTATTTTTTAAGAGCCACATCCCACACAATCAAAATGCGAGTCTTGTGGTTTTACACCATTTAATTTCATTTGAAGATTATGTATTTCATCTCTTATTTCCATATCTTTAATCATATCTCCAGTTAACATTAACTCAAGTTTTTTTATTTGTTTTTCAATCATTGTTTTTCTTTTTTCATTGCTGAACCATAAAAATATCCAAAAATAGAAATTACTATTCCTTCTGAAATACCTATTAAATGTATCCATATATGTTTATTAACTTCAGGAACTTCAATATAAATAATAGCATAAACTAAAAAAACAAATACTCCTAAACCTATTACACCTGTTAAGTTAAACATTAGATCAAATTTTTTAAATTTAGAAACTTCTATCTCTCTTTTTCTAGCTGAATCTCTGTCTTCTACTTCAAGTTTATATACTTCTACTATTTGATCGTGCAGAGCCGCTTTTTCTTCAGGTGTTAAGTCAGGGTCTTGTGATATAAGATTTTTGACAATTCCAAGACTGCCATTATCGGGAAGAACGTCTCCAATAACATCTAAAATTTTTGGTGCTTTCTCTTTTAAGAATTTACCTACTTTTGTATCTTTTAATTTAGTTTTCATTTTCCTATAAGACCTTCAATAAAAGTGGCAAGACTTGCTCCAAAGATAGCTAAAGAAGTCCAAAACTTTTTCTCTAAGCTTCTGATTCTGTTTTCGTGATCATTCTTTTGCTTACTAATTTCTTCTAGCTTAGTTGTAATAACAGCTTGTCCCTCCAATAATTGATTTATTTTTTCTTCCATTGTTTGTAACGTGTTCTATTCTTACTGTCTTTGTAAGCAACAAGTATTTGGTTTCTTTGTTTTGCACCTGGATTATATGATATATGAACCCAATCGGGGTTTTCGTCTGTTCCGAACTCCCAAATCATTTGATCAAAATCCAAATTATCTTTTACAAAGATAAACAAATCTGAGTTATCTGGCTGAGAATGACCGTCTCTGTCCAGGTCTATAGCTTGTCCTTTGCTATGTTGAGATGTTTTACTACCTCCTATAGCCTCATTAAGAGCTTTTGATCGGTATCCAGAAGATATATGAATAGGCACGCCAAAGTAATCTCTAATAGGCTGAAAGATGTTTTCTGCTAGGGCTTTCATATTCTCTATATGCTCTGCTGTGGGAGTGTTGTCAATGCCTTTTCGTAAAGCAGTCCAGCTCTTAGTCATTTCTTTTAGCGATAGGTTTTTAGATAATTTCATTATGGTGTATCTTCTACTCTTGCTGTTTCACTCATATTAATACTCCAACTATTGTTATCACTCCATTTTGTGCTTCCTTCTAAATTCTCTGGAATTGAATTATTAGTACCCACTCCATTTCCTTCACTTCTTGGGCTGTCTCCTACTACTGCATCTACTCCTGCGTTAGCACTTGTGCCATCATTACTTCCTATTAAGTCCCTACATATATAGTTAGTACCATTGAAGAAACTATTGCTTCCTAATGGATACCAAGCTACTGGCTGCGGTGTGAAGCTGCTTAAATCTTGTGGAACACCGTTAGCATATAGTTTCATAACTTCTGTAGATGTAAGTTCTTCATTAAATAGTGAAATATTACTAATTTTTCCATTAAAAAATGTTGCAGCAGTTCCTGACGTGTATTGCGCTCCTATATTTAATATAGTTGCACCTGACCCAGTAGCAGCAGAATTACTGAAACTATTAACCTCGCCACCATTATGAAACATTTTTAAAGTAGTTGCATTTTTAACTATTACTATATGCGACCATTCATCGTTTGGTATTATTGAACTACTGTTAACTCCAGATGCACCGTCTTGATTCCAATGTATTTTATAAGTGCTACCAGAACCATTTAACCAAAGCCCCCAAGCGGAGTTGCTTGTCTCCCATTGATTAACAATAGATTTATAAGCATTACTTGTTGAGCCAGTTGGCTTAATCCATACGGAAATAGAAGTATTATTCAGACCAGATATTGTGCCATTGGTAGAACTTATATAATCACTTGCAGCAGCATCAAAATTAAAACTGTAACTATCATAAGGTAGGTTTCTCGTTAGATCAGTTAAAACTAAATTAGCTGAAGTCATTCCTGAACTTATGCCATTTAATGTAGATACATTATTGTTTACTAAATTTTGTTCTGTCATTCCTGAACTTGTACCTGTGTTGCCATTACCTGAAGCATCTGGTATACTCCAATTAGTTGAGAATGTAGCTGTATTATCAAGTTTCCACCATCCTTTCAAGTTATCAGAAGCTATAGCAGTTGTTAAGGGTACTCCATTGTTGTAAAGTGTTTCAACTTGTAAATCTGATAAT